GCAGAGGCCTCAGGGATGTCTGTTGCCTGAACCATAATATCCGTGTTGAGCATGAACGTGGTATCAGCCACTGTGACAAAGCGCATCTTGCGCCAGATATCGGCGGTGGGCAGGTAATCCTTCCCATGGGGGAACGATACGGTCTGCTTTGTCCCTTCCTCGTCATACAACTCTAGGTCGCCATTGCCGCACACGAGGATATACTTTTCGGTCGCATCACGGTTAATCATGTGTACCGCTGCGGTGTCGCTCACGGTCATGTTTGGGGATAGCTCTTTGATAAACTCGGAAGGGGGCCGTTTGATCAGCCCACTGACCACCGAGGGAAACGCGTTGACCATCTTTTCACCAGAGGTGCGGAGCCGGGATGGTGCAGGCTGTTGAGAAACCCCCGACACGAGGTTGGGGATCGTGCTTGCCACGAATGTCATGGTGGGGATGACTCCATTTTAAATCTTAATTATCTTTCTATGTAACCGAACGGGTGGCGACGTATGGTACCAGCAGCAGTCCAGTTATCAGTGAGTGCGTTGTTGCCTTCACTTCGAAGCTCGTCAGCCATGAGGATTGCCATGGCCTGCATCTCGTCGCGCATGTCACTTTCGTCCGTGCGACCTTCCACCCTGTTTTGGAAGACCCTTGCCGCTTTCAACGCGATGTACCGACGGGCTGGCTCGGGGAGTTCTTCGAATGTCAGGGCAATAGTGATCTGAGTATTCACAACCTCAGTGAACCGGTATGTGCGGTTATTACGGTCGTAGAGAGCAGGCCCTCGAAGGACCACGTCTCGCCGCTCGTCTGCCCCATAGCTACGGACGGCCATCGTGCCAGACGGGAGTACAATGTCCCCATCGTTGTTAGGCGTCAGGGGGTAATTCTTATCGGTGTTCCAGTGCCAACCTCTGGATTGCATCTCACGGTTCACCTTGCGTACGAAGTTGAGCGCAATCTGAGCATCGACACTGATGTCACCTGAGATTGAACTCACGGGTGCCTGTCCGATGTTCTCTAGGCACTCATTGACGGCTTCGAGTTCCGTCGTTGGCGTGATGAGGTAAGCCATCAGCGATCCTTTCTCGATGAGGCTGAAAATACCCCCTCCCGTGCGATACGAGAGAGGGTGTTGTCGTTTAGGTAATCGCTACCGTATAGGAAGGATTAGGCGGCGGTCAACGTACGGATACCTTCGGGACGGACAGCGCCGTGGCCGCAAGCCATCTTGGAGACCATCAGAGTACCTTGACGACGAATGTCATACTCGCTCTCGGAAGCCAGTTCCATCAGCTTGACAGTAGCCAAGGCCGAACGCTGGAGGACAAGAGCAGAGACATTGGACGTATCGGTCATGTACTTCGTGCCGGCGTTAGGGTATTGAGCGGTGTTCGCCGTGTGGTCGATGCCGAGGTTGGCCGACTTCACGATGGACATGCCTGCAACCTTCATGATAGTACCAGCGGAGTACGAACCGTTGTCACCGAAGTCACGGTCGATCAGCTTGTCGCTCTGTACGAGCTTCCAGTATGTCGAAGGCGAGACGATCACAAAGCGATCTTCGGCTGGCAGGTACAGTTCATCCATGGCAGCAGCTTCTTCGTAAAGAGCTTCAACGATGTTAGCGACTGTGGGGGTTGCACCAATGTTGGTGTTGGATGCATTACCTTGGTCAGCAACGGCACCAGCGTCAGCAGCGGCGGCAGTCTTGACAGCCAACGAGATCAGCGAGCGGTCATAGGTTTGCGCGAGGGCAGCACCCATCTGAAGAGAGTATTCCGAGCGAACCTCATAGTGGTTCTTGGCTTCATCAATGTTGGCGATGAAGCTGTCGGAGATCAGAAGGTCATCAATGGTCACGACTTTCTCGCCGTGTTCGACATTGTTGCCAAGGATTTCAGAGCCTGGAGTGTGGTAATCAGCACTGATGCGACCGATGGCAGGGAATTGTGCCGACTTACCGCTTGTGATGTTACGAACGCGGGTCTTGTCGGACATTACGGTGTTCGCGTTGAACGAGGACATAACCTCGCCCGAGAACACTTTTAGGAACAGCTCGTCGGCCGCACCAGTAAGATTGGCCTGACCGAGGCGGCTTACATTAGAAGCAGTCATTGGGTAATCCTTTCTAAGGATTTGAAGTTTTGTAGGGTTATTTGCGCGAATTGCGCGGTTCACCTCAGGACTTCACAGCGCCACGTCTCATGGGTTATCCTCCGCAGAGGGCCGCACGGTTGTGAGTTCTATGTTCTTGTCTGTTTTGGTGGGATAGAGTGGTTAGCTAGACGCACTCGTGTATGCTCTACAGGTCATAAAACTGGTTTATGCTCTACAGGTCATACAGGAATGCGCCGGGGACAGTTCTAGTGCCCCCAGCGGTAGTTATTGTTATTTCTTCGCTCGGTTCTTCGAGCTGGATATGATCCTGAGGTTTGAAGCGCCATTGCCAGCCTCCGTTCCTCGTTTATGATCTACGTCCTTTCCTTTCAGCGGGGCCTTTCCATGATTTTTCACCATAAGGCGATGGGCAGCATTACGCATAACCCGCTTTTTGACCTGCTCAGGCCGAGCTTGGTAGGCTTTGTCATATTTGGAATACTTGCGACCTGATGGTGCAGCCATTTTTCTTATCCTTGCAAAGGGAAGAGTAACCCTGTCCCTCCATCAGGGAGATACTAGAACCACCTCCTCCCGTGAGTACGTTCGAAACCATATCGGTTCCTCCAAAGTTACAGGATGCTGGAGCGGCCCAGCTTGGCCTCAACCTTCGCGCGGAACGCGGGGTTCTTCGCATACTCAGGATTTGACATATCTTTCATTAGATCAGCAGTGCTTTCGTACACGGCAGCACCTGAGGTATTCGGCTTACCAGAGAGTTGACGACCAGGTTCAGTACCGTTGACACCCTCGTACTTGGCCGAGAGATCACGAATGGCCATCTTGACCGCCGAGGCGTTACCCGTCTCAAGGACCGAGTTGAATTCGTCAATCTCAGCATCTGACAGGTTATCACCGGCCCACGCGGTCAGCTTATTGTATGCCTCGATGTCACCACCGATAGGCTCAAGCATCTCCTTCTGTGCCGCTGTGGCCTGAGCTTCTTGACCTGTGATGTAGGACTGAACCATGTCCTCAGTGATGCCAACCTTAGCGAGTTCCTCAAGGCTTTCCTTGGACAGTTCACCGCTCTCAGCGTACTCATTTCTAAGGGCATCCATATCGAGACCAGCTTCATCGACAGCCTTTTCAGCGGCTTCGTCGGTGTCACCAGCGGTAGCGTCAGTGTCTTCGTCGTCAGGTGCCTTGCCTTTGCTCTTGGCTTTCTCTAGTTCAGAATAGGCCTTAGCCAGGTCCTCAGGTGTCTTGAACTTCTCAGGGAGCCACTCAGGGCGCTCTGGAGTTTCTTCTTCGCCAGCCAGTTTGGGTTCATCCTTAACCGCCTTGTCAGCATCTTGTGCGGCGGCAGCAGCTTCCAGACTATCATCTTTATCGCCTGCTTTAATGGTTACTTGTTCTACCATGTTGATTTAGCCTTCTTGAGGTTGTACAGCCTGACGGATTGCCTCGGAGCCTTCTTTGGCTACGGCGGGGACAGCTTTCTCAGCCATCTTAGCCATCATCTGTTGCTGTTGTTGTTGCTGAGCTTCTGCCCGTTCTTTCTCTAGTTGCTCTTGGGTTTTCACGAGACCGTCGAGGTCGATACCGAGGGCGGTGCCAATACGGGTAATGTAATCACCCACGTTCATGTACTGACCCAAAACCTCAGGCCCGAGGGGCGCGAGTGCTTTAAGCAGCATGTCGTATTTGGTAAGATCATGACCACGTCCCAGTGCTTCCAGACCAGTAACAATAGTTGGCTTGGCGACACCATCGGGCAGCGAGGGGAGCTTCTTCTGCTTTGTCAGGCGGTCAATAACACGCATGACGTAGGGCAACTGATACTCTTGCGAGAGGATCGAGTAGACACCACCTAGGGCATCCTCAAGTTCACCCGCCATGTAGCGGACTTCCTCTGCCGTGACTCGTTCACCTTGGCGCTGCACTGCGCTGTTCATGAGGAACGCATAGCTGAGACGCTCGATCAGTTGACCGATCTGCCTTTCAGCAACGCTCATGTCAGCTTGCTTGCCTACCTGTAGGGCCTGAACGTCGTCCATAGCACCTGAGACAGCGGCGCCGTTCTCAGCGGACATCACGTCCTTGGCCCGAGTGACACCATTGGGGCGCACGAGGAACACGAGGCGAGCAGCCGCGGCCGATCCTTCGAGTAGGGCCTTTGAGAGACCCTCTAGGGAAATCAAGTCACCGAGGTATTCTTCGACGTAACCACGACCGTAATCTTCGCCGTCGATACGCGTCCACCGGAGAGCAACGATAGGCGACTTCTCTTTTGGCCATGAACCTTCTGATTGAGGAACACGGACACCGTTCGCTTCTTGATACGACTTTATCTTGCCCTTCTCTAGGTAGAACTTGGTGTGCAGCTTGACGGTCGCCTTGGGATCAGGACCACCTGTCACTTCTGCGCTATTCATTTCGTCAGCGATTAGCTCGCGGATATCCTCATCCACCGATGCAAAGCTCATCTCTTCTTCGATGATGCACTCGATGAGTTCTCCCATGGCGTCACGAGTGACCACATAGCGAGACAGGGGGAATACGCGGGTTCCACCATCCTTGGGGAGGTATAGGAGGACGTTGCCGCCGACGATAAGGTGTTTGAGGGCTTCGAAGTGGGCAGACCTGTCACCGCTGTCCTCGATGGACTGCATGACTGACCGCTCGTACTTCCCGAGCTGTTCATCAACCTTCGCCCTAGCTCCGTCTTCCTGTGCCAGTTCGTCCGCCGTGAAGTCATCCACTCGCATAGCGAAGAACGGGGAGTTCGGCGGGAACAGCGACAGCAGGAGCTTCGACGCTAGGTTGTTTACCCCACGCGCACCTACGCCTTGGTAGGGGGTGGGATAGTTGGTATGCTTGCCTGTCCCTGATGCAGGGATTAGCGTTGGGATTGTCAGCTTCGAGCCTTCCCGCGCCCTCTCAAGGTACACCTCACGGTTGGTCGCAAGCATCTCGTACCGGGCTTGACATGTGCCTTGGTTTTCCATGGGTTCCTCTCAGGGATTTATCGGGTGTTTATACGCCGGTCTTCTTGGGGATACCGCCGAGACTAGAGGAGTTGGAACCTGAGCCTTCGCCATCATATTTGTAGCGGCTCAAACCTTTGGCCTTCTTCTTGGTCTTGCTATCTTTGTCGCTGTTCGCAGACTTAGGTGCGATCTGTTCGAGAACTGGTGGTGCCATGGGAGGCGGCGGGGGTGGTGCTGGTGCACTAGGTGATAAACACATGGTTTTAGTCTCCTTGAAGGATTGTTTGATTTTGCTCGGCGTGGATGCTTCGAAGGTGACGAACTAGGTCTACCTTTCCAGCGTTCCACCAGATTTCCCTCTCACCTGTTTTCAACGAGGGGGAAGCATCGGGGCAGATACCTTCAAGGTACTCAACGAGTTCTTTAGTGATCTCTGGAATATGCTTCATGTGGGAAATCCTTGGGTAAGTTCTTCTCTAGGGTGTCGGGTATTTCCTGTCCGACACCCTAGAGGCCATCCTCAGGCTATGTTCTGAGGTTCACTCTAGGTGTATCTATAGGTTTAACCTTGGGGGTTTCTTCTCTAGGGTGTCGGGTATTTCCTAGGGTGTCGCTAGGGACGCCTGTAGCTCCTCAAAACCACCGATATACTCAGCGATCCCTTGGGCGTCAGTCGTGTAAATCTGAGGGACGGTCTTGTGTCCCTCGATTTGGGTGATCCACTTACGGGACTCGTCGTCCTTGATCAGATTGACGTAATCGAAGTTCTTCCTGTGGACCTTGAGGAGGGTCGTGGCGCGGGTGCAATAGTTGCAACCCGGTGTGCCATAGACGGTGTATTTCATTTGGTCAGTGCCTCCCATGAGACCGGATAAAGGGGTTGGATGATCTCACCGATCTGCTGGGCGATATCTTGGACT